GTTGTTTTCCTCTTCATATATTACCGTTGAAACCATCTCCAATCTATTTAAAATATGGGAATCCATCATCAATAAGGACTTTATTTCGTCGAATATAGGACTTTGTTGTATTAATTCTTTGTTACAGTATTCTTTATCTCCATGTTTATATTTCAATGATTGTATTCCTAACTTGTTCCCCTTATCAGGTATGTCTTCAACTCTAAATCTCTCTTGAATAGAGCTTTTGCACATTTTTATAAATGGTGCCAAATGATCTCCTAATTCTGAGACTATATTTTCAGGAAGATCCTTCCCTCTCGAGAAGAGATTAGTGCCAAAAATGGTATTAAAATCGCTTAACGTCTTCTTCCCTCTGATAATGTCTGATAAATCAGAGAACTTCAAACTAGGGCTGTAAATGTTTATATCCCCTGACACTAATGAATATGTGTCATGTGTCATTCTTAAATTTGAGTATTTAACTTTTTTGAAATTTGAATATGTAGCTTTGTCCATATATTTTAGGAACCAAGCATTTCTTGTACCGGATTCTAGTATATCATTTTTGTCTTGCAAACTCCAGGTTACGCCATCAATGTTTTGTGTGTTTTCCTTAGAGAGTATAACTTTTCTTGAAATATCATCTCTGACAAAGGTTGTCTTACTATCCCATGTTATGCTTACACTATTCCTTATACAGAATATTTTAAGACAATCTTTAAATTCCTTTATCGAATGCGAATTATTCAAGTTAACCCAAAAAAGGTTTCCCCCTTTTCTGCCAAATGTTAAGTTAAAGGTCATATTTTTTCCCTGAGAGTTGTATACCTCTGAAAGGGTTCCCACTCGCTGACCATCTTCAATGTTTGGTCTAGAGATACTATAATAGTTTAAGGCTAGGTGTTTCTTACAGAACATCTGTAAAGAGGAGCTTATGTTAGGAACAGGTTTAATAACAGAGTAAAAGTACAAGTATGAGAAACAGTCTGACTTAGATCCTGAGGTGTTTATAAAATCGCTATTAAACTCAGGAACTTTTCTATCATCTATTAAGCTTATAAGACTGGGTATTTTATGAGGGTATAGCCTTGACAAGACACCATATGATTTGGATATGCTTATAATATCTGAAGAAGAGTACCCTGATTCATTTTGAAAAAAATTCTTCACGAGAGAAAATGAGGAGGAATTTAATGTATCAAATTTATATACGACATTACGCTCTAGACTTCTAGCTAATTGGATTTCTACATCTACTTCCTTTCCTTTGGTACACATAATTATACTTTTTGATGACAATTCTTTTATCATCTTTA